CCGGACATGATATTCTTCGATGCCATTGATGCCATGTTTCTCAAATATTTCTTGTTGACCGAGATCAACACATGGCTCCAATGTAACAAGAGTCGCAAACTCTTGATCGAGTGATTCAGCTTCCTCATTCTGCATCCACAAAAATGATATATCATTGTGCATGAAAGCAAGGTAGAATCGCTCGCAAAAGAAGATGACGGTATCAATAATCATCATCATAAAATCGACGGAATGTTTTTGAACATTCCACGATCGAACCTGGAAGCTCTTCAACAATTCTTTATGCTTAGAAGCAGCTTCCGGGAAGAATCCAACGGTGACCATAAAACTCAAAGCATTTGTAATGTTTTGAGCTAATGGACTAGTTTTAACACAATCGGACCAATTGCGAATAGAAGTCCGAATGGTGTCAAATATAGTTGTTTCAGAGCCCTCCTTAGCGCTCTGAACAGACCATACTCCATTACGAAGGGTGGCCATAACATCACCATTAGATATAATATTGGTAAAAGTCTTTGCTATTTCATAAGCGACAGACTTATTACCAACCAATGATCTCACGTACAGATGAATAACGGAGATCATACCAACAAAGTTCGCAGAATTCAAGACTCCAGCAACAAGTGCTGTCAAATCTTCTGCACGACATAACAATGACATCAAACCATTGTCGGCTGCAGGGGTCTTGTCAAAAGACAAGTCCTTGAGGTTGTCATGTAAATACTTGCAAAAATCGCCGATATTCGTAAGTCCTTCGACGCCTTTCTTGCAATCATCTCCAACCTCTTGGAAGAAGTTCCCATGACATTCAAACTTTTTGTCACGGGGACGCTTCTTCTTCTTTTTATTGGTCTTGGGTTTATAACCCAATTCCTTAATCCGGCGATCCTTGTCACGAGATCCATATTTGCTTGTGGCATAATGCTTAGCATTAAGATCATCTGACAAAATATCGTCGTTTGGGAAGCTGGCAACTTCCTTGCGCATGTGATTATTAGAGCGGTTTCCCTCCGCGGTATTGTAAATCATGCTAACCCTTTGCCTCACACTCGCGGGTCTAATAATGAGTGTAAGGGGTCTCCTTTATCCTAGAGGATATCTAGGGTGTTTAATAGTACGCCTACACCAGAGGCTTGGTTTGTACGGTTGTTATAGAAACCGCACGAATCTACTTTATTCTTTAGATACTTCTTCCTAAAATCCTTCTCCTGTAGCGGGATCCAGTTTCCTGGCGCACAGGCGTTCCCAGTAGGGAGACAATTTGCCAAATTGCCGAGATCAATATTTATTCATATATGTTCGTGAGTGTTTCGCTTGCTACTCCATGCCGTTGCACGTAGGGTTTGACTATGTTTTCTTTCTTAAACAAGTCAAAATTACTTCCTATAGTTACCTACTATAATTGCTTGCATGTTTCGGGCGTTCTTCTCCAGGGATACTACATAAATACAGGAACACTCATATTCCTTCCGATCTTCACACCTTCATCCGAAATCTTAACGTTTCTGCACAGCCGCTATTACCTAACTGCTAGTACAAGTCCTTCGGATTTTGGTCCCAATATCAAGAACTAGGAGCACATAGAATCCAGCACTGACTCATTGAGTTCAATACTAGGTTCACAATGACCCTATCGACCTATATTAGGTCTGAATCGCTATACTACCCGGTAATAAACCGTTGGGTCCTTTTAAAAGGTAGCGATTACAATACACACAGTGGTGACTAACTCCACATTATAGTGTATTTGGCACAATTACTAATCTTGAGGATGTGCTTCTCCAAATGGAGACCTCTCACATATACAACCCTAAAACGAGGAGCATACGGTTTTAT